TACTGAGCCACGCCAAACTCGAGATTATCACCTTCGACTCTGTGACCAGTCTCTTGGCGTATAGTTGTGCGAGACGTCTTGGTAAACTCTGGCCGAGACTCTGGACCAGTCACTGCGCCTCCCTGGCCCTGGGCTCTCGACTGAATTGGGTCGCGGGTATATGTCTTTGTAGGAAATTGTGTAACGTCACCCATGACAGTACCTCCATTCTTCACGACTTGGTCAGCTGGCCCACCCATATTTCCATTTAATTGGACAAGGCGCTCATCATTCGGATTATTCGGAAGAACACGGAAAAACTGCTGAAACCCACCAGCCGCTGCAACATTCGGACCAATTCCTAAACCAGGGCCAACATGTTTCGCCATTCCGCCCGGGTTCAGATTGTTCATTTTGTTGGATACATTTTCACGATTGTAGAGATTGTAGACTGGCATCCCGAATGGAAGCTTAGGAGCTACGTCTTGAAGAGATCCTATTTCATTCTTTGGCCTCAGACGAATATCACCAATAGGCCTACCCACGTCTGGAGTGAGTATATGAGTGTCCATATAGTCAACCGCATGATCACGTGGATTTCTGTAGATTAAGGATTTTTCATTCATGACAGTCACGTCATTTGTACCGGCTGGATCTTCATCGCTATTAAATTTTTTACCAGCAAAAATAAGTCCAACGACTGCCGCTAAAGACCATGGATCCATATTTAAGATGATGCAATATTTTTCCTGTACCTTTCGGCGAACCTCTCATTCCTATCTATCACGTAGCTACTCAATGGTATTTGCATCTGAATGGGGAATGGATCTGTAATATATTCGTTCGGGAAATCGTACGGCTCGCCTTGCCATTGTTTCGTGAAACTTGTAGTTGTCTGTGGTCTCAAGTTATCTTCGGCCATCACCAGATCCTCAAGTGAATAAATACTCATTTAATATGTACTGATAATTTTATCAGCCAAAACTCGAGATCCACTTGCTCTCATCTGTACACGTTCTGGTCCTCGGCCCTGGCTGGAGTCTAAATCGCATGCGGCCCCGTCGTCCCTACATGTTGGCTCGAACATAATTGGGTACGTAGTTTTCAGAAAATCTTCACCTGAGTTTTTAGGCACTGTGTAAAAATTGTGCTCCGCAAACCATCTACCTTCCTGGAAAGGATGAATTGCGTCCCATGCGCTCTTTGAATTTACAGATTTCTTCGTCTGTTCGGTTTCTTCCCCGTATGTTGCATTATTCATTATATTATCTTTCATAGATGCTACACCCTCTTTCGTATTGTATTTTGGTCCTTTTATCATGCCATTTTTGTACATCGTATAGAGAATGAATATGAGTACTGTGCCCATAATAAGTATGCGGACATCTCTACGGATTATGTAAAGTATACATGAAAGGTACAGGATAAATCTAGTGGTTGCATATACACGCTCTTTTGCACTTTGTTTCGGGGTGGGCCAAAATTGAAGAACCTTGTCTGAGTTAAATAATTCACTCAGCATCATCATTTATTATGTGGCTGAGAAATTGTATTCATGAGTTCCATGAGCGAAGAAAGATCCCCTCCGGCACCTCCTTCCTGAATTTGGGTCGCACAGCTCTCGGCCATTTTCTCAATCATTCCAAGCGTCTCCTTTGGAAGAGATGTAATAGTAGTACCTAGCACGACCAGAGTATACAAATATTGCCAAATTGCATCCTTGGTAGGATCTGTGGCATTTTTCCAGATTCCGGCAAGATCTAGATCCATGAGGCCCTTGATATTTTTAGTATCCTCTGTGATGAAAGTATCATCACGGGACATAACCTTCTTACTGTACTTTTTTATAGAAGACATGAAGTTCTCGAGGACGGATGCGGGTCTCGTCGTGCGAGCAATCTCAAACGCGGCTTGGAATTTAATAACCGACTTGTTGTCCGGAAACGTCAGATTGAGCTCGGTCAGAAACTGCTCCATCATATCATTGAAAGCTTTCACTGTCGCCATATTCTATTAGACAAAAGGCCCGTATCTTTAAATCAAAATGGTTCCTTTGATATCTGCTCGAACTTGGAACCAGTTCCGTTGTATACTATAAAATACACAAGTATGCCTACAAACAGAGCTGGCTTTGCAATCTCGGAATTTTTAAACTGTTTTTTTTCGCCCTTTTCTCTTGTGATATAGACTGCCATAGCTGTCATCGCAGCAGCAAACAGGGCAGCAGAACCGGGCTTAGTCATCCATTTCTCCATTTACTTTAGGCACTGGTTTTTCTTCCGGTGCATCCGCAAAAAGTTCAGGATCATTACTTACTGGAATTTCCTTGGATTCAGTCACGACTGGCTCTGGTTTTGGTCCCTCTGGAAAAGGGGACTCAGTAACAGGGCTCGGTGTAACTCCATCGGCTGTAGTCTCTGGTGGTGCCATTTCATCACCAAGCTCGTCAGATTCTCCACCAAAGTTGATAGAGCCTCCTGACATGGGTATATGTTCCTGAAGAATCTCAGGCAATGGTACCATATCACTTATAGTCTCCATGATGCAGTGTTTTATACGTTCTGTAAGTTCCTTCTGACGATCGTTCGAATCGTGGACCTTCATGACAAATGGATTCTCATACAGATTGTGCGATGCAGTTATAAAGCACTGGTGAATAAATTCACCCTTTGTTGGTATCTTGACATTCAGACTCTTTTTCTTGGAGGTTATTCTGACGGCGTTTATAATCATCTTGGCATAGGCGACAAAGAGTGAAGCAGAAACCTGTTCGAAATTCTTGATACGCTTTTCAACCTCTCCGACATACTTGGTCATCTGTGGACCAATTGTGACCCATTGTGGTACTTTTTGGAGTGCTTTTTGGAATTTCAAAAGTGATTTTCCGGGCTCTTTTACAACCTGCTCGTTATCATCTATGTACTTGTCACTATTCTCGTAAGCATCGAGGAAGAAATCCAAAATGACGGGCACAAGTCCCTTTGTGATTTGCTCGCTTGCATGCTTGATGTAATCCATTTACTTTGGGCGTTGATATTTTTTCCGAAGTGCATCCGCAGTTTTTTTGAGGTTGGCCAATGAATTCAGATCGTTCTCAGTATCATCTGCTATAGGTTTCTTTTGCGTGGAATGTTTTTTGGCCCTCCAGGCTACATGTATTTTACCGAGACCTAATATACTTGTTCTGTAGCCTAGATTTATGAGTTGCTTGTTTATGTACTCTGTAGCAAATCTGTGATCAAATGCAGGGTATCCAAACAAGAACTCGGGAATCTCTATTATAGTCTGATCTTGCCTGAGACTATATGCGAATTCGATCTTTATACAAACTTGTCCAAGTATCTTTTTATAAAGTTCTTTACGTGCTTCCTTTTTTATATTATCTCTTTCTCTGATATCGCTGACCGATAACATCTATTAAACTTTGACAGCATAATTTTCCCAAACTTTTGGCATATCGGGAAAAGGGACAACGTCATTCAAAGTCCCTATGTCTGATCTCTTGGCATTTCCAGAATATGGATTCTGGAAATTCGCCGGAATTCCTTTCGAGAATGAAGTAAGTTTTCCCGCCTGACTAATCTCGGCATCATATTGAACGCCAGCATATGTATTCGCTTCTACGAATATGAAACGGGCCTGGTAACTTCCGTCATTATTCCTGTTGTAATAAATTGTATCAATCGGGTAAACTCCCTGTTCCTTTTGCTGTATTTCTGAGATAGTATCCTGAATTAGTGATGGATCGATTGCATCGAACGTGGAAATTTTCCATGTCGGCGGTTCTGTTCCCGTTGGCACTTTGTCTTTTTGTTCATTCAGGGTGAATACAATGAGCACTGTAAGTAAAAATGCGCCTGCGATAAGTCCTCTCATTTTTAATATTAGATGATACAAAAATGGCGGCGGTTCTAATAATTAGTGACAGATGTAAATATTGTATAGAGACTATAGAGTTTATAAAGAATCATCCTGTACTTATACCTTTGGTGAAGATCCATGATATAAAACTACATGGAGTACCAGACGGTATCAAAAACGTCCCGGCCCTTATTACGCCTGAAGGTACCCAGTTACTTGGACTTGAAGTTATTCGGTGGATGGAAATGAATGTGCCTTGTTCATTTGATGGGAACGAGTCCAAATGTAACCTGGGGTCAAACTTTAATGAGCCGGCTGATGATGTTGGTGAATTTTTCCCACTGGATGCATATGGAATTCCTTTGGGTCCAGTCATAACAAAGGATTTACAGACGAAAATAGATAGACCACTTACAGAAGCTTTTAACGATATAAAGAAGAGTGCAATGAAATAACTAGGATGCATTTAAAAAGTATTCAAGCAAATGCATTCAAATCACTCTTGGAAGTTCTTAAAGAAATTGTGAATGATGTGAATATTTATTTCAACTCGGATGGGATGAAACTTATTGCATTTGACGTTGCTCGAGTAACTCTCGTACACGTTTTCTTATCTGCCGAAAACTTCGAAGAGTATGAATGCAAGCACGAGACTATCGTAGGTATAAATGTTTCAAATACATATAAACTCATAAAATCAATCAGTAATAATGATGTGATAACAATGTCGACATCAAATGAGAATTTAAATATAACCATAAACAACGAAGGTAAAAAGTCAGTCTCGCACTTCAACCTGAAATTGTTGGATCTCAATGAGGATATACTCGAAGTCCCGGAGATTAACATGTCTCACTCGACTGTCATTCAATCTATAGACTTTCAAAAGTTAATCAGAGACATGTCAAATATAGGATCTGACTTGTACATAAAACGTCAAGGGACCACCATGGAGTTCAAATGTGAAGGAGATTTTGCCAATCAGCACACAATAATAGAAGAGCAAACAGACATAGGAAAGGATAACGTGCTTGATGGCATATTCAGTATAAAATATCTCTCAATGTTTACAAAGGCTACTATATTGTGCCCTATAGTTCAGATAATGCAGAATGAAGGAGACGCCCCTATAGTATTCAAGTACACGATTGCCAACCTCGGAGATATTAAATTTTATCTCGCTCCACTTGGTAATACTGATTAAATATATTCTTCACGGTTACAGTTTGATTCCCACCATCCTCCGCAAATTCCTCGAGTGACAATTTTATACCAAACGGTTCTTTATATCGCACCTTCCATTTTCGTTTAAACAAACCAAACGAAAACGGAACAAGCTCGTTCTTACGTGGGCCCGAAAATTCAAGTACTTGTTTTGTTATATCAGTACCGTCTTGTCTTGTAACTTGTTCTATGGGTGGGCCTTTATTCATAAACTTGGGAGGCCAATTGAAATCTACTGCGCCGTCATAAAAATAACTCAAGACCCGTAGATTGTATACATACCGTATAATTGTATTGGGCCTCACTGTCCTGGCAGGGTGAATGAATCCATCAGAATCCACCTTTTTCATCTCTATTATTTTGAAATTAGGTTGCTTAAAAAAGAGAATCCAGTCCATGTTTATTTAAAGTCTTTCGTTGTCTTTAAAGAAAAATGATAGCCAGGTATAATAAAAAATTGAAAGAACTTGAAACAGATCCTCGTGAGATGTATCAATACATGGCGAAGGCTGCCGAGTTTATAAGAATATATGATGATACTAAAAATAAGAATGATTTATACATGCGATATTTATTTGAGGTTGAAGGTGAAGGTACGCCCCCTACAGATAGGGAGATTACAAATTGTAAAAACTGCAATGGAACAAATACATTTATAAACGAATCAGAGAGCGACATGGTCTGTCTGGATTGTGGCATATCTGAGCACGTGCAAACAAACGAGCAAAGTTACAAGGAGGAACAGGACAGTAATCAGAATATAGTGTATTCGTACAAGAAGGAGAATCACTTTAACGAGTGGATAGCCCAATTTCAAGCAAAAGAAGTTACCAACATTCCATCCGAAGTATATGAACAAATCAGAGAGGAATTAAAGAAGCAAAAAATCAATAAATCGGACATAACGCATCCAACAATACGGAAACTCCTCAAAAAACTAAAGCTGAACAAGTACTATGAGCATGTACCGCATATAACGAGCTATCTTTCAGGTAAAAAGCCGCCTAAAATGTCAAGCGCACTTGAGGACAAGCTGCGACTTATGTTTTACAAGATTCAAAAACCTTTTGAAAATAATTGTCCGGGTGATCGCAAAAACTTTTTAAGTTATTCGTATATCCTTTATAAGTTTTGCGAACTACTTTCAGAAGATTCATTTTTACCATGTTTTCCTCTTTTGAAATCAAAAGAAAAATTGTACAAGCAAGATCAAATATGGAAGAAAATCTGTGAAGAACTCCAATGGGAATTCATAACCACTATCTAGCAGGAATTCTATTATATGCCGCAGTGTATAGAGCAGCGAGCCCAAACTGGCCATTTGCGTTGTAATGTATACCATTAGGGCCACCAGCGAATGTGCTTGCAGAATCATCTTGGAGGCTGTTTGTTTTCCCATCTCCGACGTAATAATAATCGGAAATTCCTGGGTTCTTGAGAGCATTCATTACATTTGTTATGCCCGCTGTGGCATTTGTTTGGTAACTATTCGTAAATCCGCCGGCCAAAAATGGCACAGTAGGATCTCTGGCCGCATTCCTGAAATCCGATACGAGACCAGCAAGTGCGTCCGCGTAGCCTTTCTGCGTAGCGTTTACAGCTGCATCCTCTTCGCCTTGCTGCCAGAGAAAACATGCAACCCTGTTATTAGAATTTAAATCCTTTAAAAGATTTACTGTATCCACTACGAGTGTTCTCAGATTTCCATCACGAGGTTCGTCTTTGTGCCATGAAACACCAGTTACTCCATCAAGTTTTACCGGCTTGTTTTTACTATAGACATTCATAACAGTAAGTGGTGTAGATCCTTGGGCCACATGAACAAGTAATATCTTTCTGTTTTCACCGAGCTTATTGTTATTCTTGTAATCTTTACAAAATTTAAGAGCAAAGTTTATGCAACAGAATACTCTCGGATCAGCCGATTCTGCTATAGTAGGCTCTCTGGCCACCTTTGCAAATAGGCCACCTCCTATATCCGAACCTGGATCGTTGCCCAACCCCACGCAATCGATAGATGCCGAAAACGAATCGGTTGGTGCAGGATTTATACCTCTTAGACGCTTACTAGTGCCATCACTGATTGCCCAGTTTGGATTTCTCTTTAGTTGTAAAATACGATCGTCCACGGTTCTGTCGAATTTTGTACCAGTTGATGCAGCTGTTGAATATACACCAAGCGCATTTGATTGTCCGGCGACTACAATTATATCGTATCCAAACGGAGGCCCGCTGCCTGTCCCAATCACGTCACGTCCACCAGTTACATCACCTGCTGGGTCTATTCTAGTAAATGAGGAAGAAGGTAAAACGGAGGATAATTCATTAGGTATATTATTAGTTGTCATAACAGCAGTTCGTTTAAATTGTGTATTTCCATCAAGTTCTATTGTATCGTTATCTATGAATCTTATACTAATAGACGGACTCGCCGCAATGATTGGGCTATATATGTATTTGCATGTGACAGTTAGACCGAATCCAACTATGATATTATAGTATACCCATGGATCATCGATACTCGGACTATACGAAATTATATTTTGGGCCGGGTACCCATAATATTGTGTATTGTAATAATCAATACCGTACCCAAATATTATATCAGCGTCACCATTTGTGAAAACTCCATTCGCAAAAGCAACCGGGTACACAAGTCCTCTACTTGTAGAATAGTACTGAATGTCTGGACCAGTGGCAACAGCCTCAAACTCCCGAATTGTTATAGATGGCGGATTTACGGTAAGAGACAAAACTGAATTGTCTACCGCGTATTGGGGACTTTTATAATATATGGTATTACCGAGTTCATCGGTCCCACTTCCTTGCTGAAAATAGAATCCGGCCATGCTCTCTGGAATTTTTACATAACAAAGCGGGCTAGCAGATGAATACATTGTATTGGCGCCTCCTGTGCTATCAGATGTCAGATACCTCACAAGACCATTATTAATGCGGGCGGTGCCTATTGCACTCGAGTATGTATTTACGTCAATTCCCCCAGTTTTCCAGCGTAAATATAATCTCAGGTCTGAAATCTGTGGATTATAACTTACATTCGAAGTGCTCGATTTCAAGTCTGCAGAATCTATAATATGAGGAGTACTATTTGAATCAATTGCCAAGTATTTAGTAGTACTTCCTACAAGTCTATAAAATGAAGATGTAGTACTTACTGTCGGAGTCTGAATAAATGTAGAGCACCCATAAGGCATTTAGAATCCTTTGACTTTTTTATTTTCGCCAAGTGTAAAGTTACCTTGTACTGGATATATGTATGCGTCTCCTTTTGTGGGGTCTGCTTTTGACTGAAAAAAATCCATCCGAGAAATACAGGCTTGACGGGGTGCACCACCAGCCACTACACGTGTTAGATCAGTCATGTGGTACGAATAATAAATGTGCCCATCTGGTCCAGGTCGTGCATGATGACCGTGACCGAAGCTATACGTGGGAGATCCACTGAGCGAATTTGACATCTGTGATAAGAATCGTCCGTGCCATCTGGTAGTAGAACCTGATCGGAGTTCACTGACACTTGGAGCCGCAACATAATTTATAGAATATTGTCTGCCGTTATATTCCCCACCGGAATAGAATAAATAATAGTAAAATGTACCATTTGAACTGCGTCTTTTCATCAAAGATGGACCTTCGACTGAAAATGAGTTCACTCCACGATTTCCCCATGTATTTGCATATTCCGAAGCTCCCAGCTGATAATTACAGGCTGCGTTGCATGCAGTGTCAGTTATTTGACAACTTGACGTACAATAACCATTTAAAGCCGTATATATAGCCGTAAATTCAGCCACGCTCGTGAATGGATATATAACATTGCAGTCCGAATTTACTACGGAGAATCTTTCAGATCCTTGGTCATACTCTACTTGTACAATGCCTATATTTTCAGATACAGCAAAATTAGGATCATGGACAAAGCAGAGGTAATGGACCCGAAGCTCTTTATCGTACATAAGGTCGCCATCAATGCACATTGAATAATAGTCATGAGGGAGACCATTAGCTCGTATGAATGTTGTTGGCGTTGGCGTGCACTTGAAATTCGAGTAAGAAACACCTGTCAAAGCGGTAGATGGCCCGCTATCTGGTGATACAATAAAAGGGTACAGAGTGGTTCGTCTATTATTCGGGGCCTGGCCGTTATACGAATCAAACCCTTGGCCAGTTGTATACACTGGAGGAACGACCTTATTTATTGAAAAACTCTCTACCGTATCTGCAATCGCATAAAAAACTCCAATATCTTTGAGATTTCTTACATTGTTATATGCTGTATTATAATCAGGATACCTAGCAGTGCTCACTATGAGTACAAATTTTCCCGAGTCTTCGTTTAACTGCATTATCTGAGGCGCCCACATTTTACAGTAATAAAACTCGTCACCTGTCCAAAAAACGCCATTTACATCGGCCTCAAATATATTTCCGTAAAATTGCCAACTATTGAGATTATGTGAATCGCACTTCCATAAAGGGACACCGTACGTAGCAATCGTCTGATCCTTTCTTACAATAACTGCACTGTTTGGCATATTGCTTTTTCTCACTCGAATATCTAGATTCTTTCTCGTCGAATCCAAAAGTTCCGGCCCCCATGATTGCGAGCTCGTCATATAATACGAATACCCGTCATACATTAAATGAGGATCGCCTATGTCATAAAGGCCCTCTATACCAGAGCCCCACACAAAATCAGTCACGAGATTTATGACCGGGTTTTTTATAGTTACGATTTCAGATGAGCGCAGAGACGATCTTGATAATTTAGGGGCTTTTTTGGTACCAGTAGCCGATGTCAAAATATACACACGACCACTCGAATCTGTTATATACGCATCCTGTGTAACATCATTTGAAAATCTAAGAATTTTATAAGATGTCCATGGGGCTGGTGGTGTCCCGGTGACGGTTATGGTAGAATTCTCATATGTATATGGACCCAGATCTGTAGTGGTACCTTGCCCATTTATAATAATAGACGTATCGGAGATTACGAATTGGGGGGCGCCAAATGAGCCAGTACCATATACCCCGTAAGTCAACATGCCTGTAGCGTTATACGAATAGGATCTTCCTGTACTATTTTCATACAAATCATTGACTCTGTATGTAAACTCACGACCGTCTCCAAACCTGATTATTCTCGTATTATTGTTATATGTATAAGTATCACTCGGGACACCCATCTTACTGCTCCACATAAATACACTAGGCCGATTCAGATTTATAATATCATCACCGTATCTATATTCTCCATATGCAAGTGATGCCATTCTATAATTAGAAAATACTATTTTGGGAGTATCCTTCAATGTACATTTTCATTTTATCGCTTACTGACATTCCAAAATCAAGTATCTCATAATTTGTGGATGGAATCTCAATTCGTTTGAAATGATCGAATATCTTCCGCAGATCCAATAAAGAAGTCACGAGAAGAATTATATATTTCATAAAGGAAGATGGCTTGGTGCTCACTGTAGATGACTGATCGGGTACAAGTCGCAACTCGAGAACTTGTTCGGGAGCGAATTGAAGAAATGGGGTAGCTGGCACATACTCATACGTAGATCCGTCTATAAATATTTCATTTTTTGTAATTTGGGGAACGAATACTATACAAATCGAAATAGACCTAATTATGGCCGTGAGTACTGATAAATCAGGAGCTGTATCTATTGACATATAAACGGTTCTTCTTGACATTATATCGAACGTGTTTATATGTAATTTTATAGGATTGAATTCATACAATTCTCGAAAGGTGAAATCTCGACCTACAATCCTGAGCAATTCATCTTTGATGGGATCAGTCTCTATGAATCCAAATTTAGTAATAAGATTTTTTATGTTTGGTTTTGCGTATTTTTTTAAATCAAATGAAAACGAGTCTTTCACAAGTTTTTCCATATTTCCTTGGTGAACAATATAGAAGAATCCTAATATAGAACCAATAGATGATCCGGAAATTTCCTCTAGGTCCCTAAGCTGTCCTTGTTCTTGCAATTTCGCCATAACTCCTAACATCCTGAACCCGACCATACCACCGGATCCAAGTATGAGATACTTCATTTATAGGTTTTGCGTCTAATAATATTTTGCGAATTTTCCACGGAGCATGGCAAACACAATGGCAAACACAATGGTGTGAACAATCACTGCGGTTCCACTGGTCTGACCTGACATGAAAATTCCCTTGCTTCCTGGGGGGAGGGTCAGAAGGACTCCAGGTGCCAACAGAACGAAGAGCACGAGGGGCACAAGAATGTCAGCTACAGTCATACCCTTTATGTTGGTGAAGATGGAAATTATGATATAGCACAAGACAGTGAACACAAGGGCATTGAATAACATACCTGCGTCGAGACGGGTCTCGTTCTTGTTGACGAAAGGTACTATCCCGGAATTAAGTATTCCGAAGACAATAGCGGGCGTAAAAACTTTAGGGCTACGCAAATCTATATTCATCATTTATATAAGTATACAAAAAAATCGTATAGCGTCTTGTCCTCGATGATCACCATGCATTCTTCCTGGAGGGCGCCCCAAAGCGAGGAAATGTACAATGGCACATCGCGCTCTGCTGAATTGGTACTTGGCCCAAAGCAAAAATTACAAAATGACTGGTATGTTTTCAAAGGGAATTCCTCACGCACAAGATACCACATATTCAAGAGTTCTGTACTGTACAA